ACGTTTATCCCAGAACGCCTTCTCTTCGTCTGTAGTTGCTTCTTTCTTCTTGGCTTGTAGTTCCTTACGTTCAGCATACCAACGCTCTAGTAGACCAGGTACAATGCCTTGAAAGTCAGTTTTAAAGATAGTACCATTAGCACTGATGTTCCAGGGTTGGCCGCTGTTAAAGATTAAGTTATATACATCAGCCCCAGTAACTTCAACAGTGGCACCATCTTCCATGTCAAGTTTCATAACATGATTAATGTCTTTGTTTATTACGAATTCAAACTCGTTCGTACCAAATTTGCCCAACCATGCGTCAGCAAAGCTAGACTTCTCAAGTTTGATCTTGTTGTTAATTTCTTCCTCAGTATATTCAGGGCGTAGCTGTCCTACAATGGTTTCAGCAGCCATGTTTAGCGCACGGAACACACTGGGATATAGACTGTTAATGTCCATACTACCTACCCATTCGTGGTAGCCTTTTTTAGGAAACGCTACATAGGCACCTGCTGCCTGTGTATCGCCTCTCTCGCTTCTGTTGCGGTCGGGTACTACAAATCCGCGGCGATGTGCTTCATTGATGATTGCTTGTTCTGTAGTAGCAACCGCGCCCATTGTAGTAGGTAGCAACACAGTGTTATCATGTGCAATGGTGTTAGCAAGATCAATAAACTGTAACTTCTTATCTAGTTTGTTAAGCAGCACAGTATCCTGAATGTTGTACTCTAGAAACTTCTCAAAATCGTGATTGTAAAGTCTGTCCAGCGAACCTTCGTATGCTACCTTACGTTCGCCAATCTCCATCTCACCGATGTAATCTAGTCGATAACTGTGTCGCTCTTCGTAGTTGTACTTGCGATAAAGTTGCATGTAGTCTAAATGAACACGCCCAACTAAATCGTATGTTTGACGCTGACTACCATATGCTTCGTATTCTCGTACAGTAGGCATTTGATCCCACAAGCAAAGTCTGCGTAGTTCATTCTTACCTAACACCTTAATGATGCGGTTGATAGTATAAGGAATATCGTAGCCCTCACTGTTCCAACCACTAAGGATGTCAGCATCTTCAATCAGCACAAGGAATGTTTCAAGCATTTCCTTTTCTGTACGGAATAGAATAACTTCAGGTAGTCTGCTGGCAATTACTTGAGCTTGCTCCCAACTAAGTGTCTTGGGAGGTACAGCCAAACACACCATAGCCTCCTGCCACTGGAGATAAACACCGATAGCAGTGATAGGCATAAATGCTTCTTCAGGATCAGCATATCCGCGCTCTGGGTCAAAGTCAACCTCAATATCCCAAAATGCAGTTTGCAGTTTCGGAGTATCAGCACCGTTATAGTGTTTAGCAATAGTTTTGTTTAGAGGCTTAATATCACTTTCAAACTTCTTAGCTTGGCTGTTAATAGCAACGTTCTTTCTGAAGTCTTTGATATTCTTACAACGTATTTCACTTACAGGATCTCCGTAAATACTGCGGTGACTACCGCGAGGATCTGCAATGTAAAAGTTGTACTCAGGTTTGTGGTCAACTAGTATTCTCTTACCGTTAACCCGTTCGACTACTCGAATAAGGTCCTTTGCCTTATCGTAGAAGGCATCTACGTAACTCATGTATGTGTCTTTCTCCAAGCATCATTTTAAGGCTGACGCACCACCAAATATATTTAACGAATTAAAGTGTCTTACCGACTGCTTCTAGGATGGTCTCAAGCTCGTCAAACTTGTCACGTTCTTCACCAAACTTAGCCTTATGTGCAATCTTAATTGCCTTGTTTAGTGTAGCAGCTTTGATATCCATTTCTTCTGCAATAGCCTTAACTGTATCGCTGAGACCTTCTTTAAGTGCATCAATTTCATAGCTGACCTGACAGCCCTCATCAATAAGACGCTTTAGGCGAGCAACTTCTTCTGCATTAAATGTACGATTAAAAGCCATGTTATTTCCTCATGTGTTTTGTGTGTTAATATTTATTTGTATGCTGTTCATTATAGCAGGTTTCTGGTTTTTGTCAACTTCTATATAATAGGAAGTTTTGAAACCTGGCATTTGGTCGAAACTGATTTGTTCTAGGATATAACGGTCTTTGATTTGGTTACCCTGTTCATCATAAGCAACAAATTGGTTGCCAGTAAAATGAACTTCAACTCTCAAAAGAGCTCTTCCCAATCGATGCTGCCCAGCGCATCGTCGTTGTCGGCGGCAGCAGCTACAGCAAGAGTATAAGTAATTGCTGTGCCAGCAAGTCCGTTTCGCTCTAACTGGAATGAAAATGCACCTGGTTCGAGTGCGATGGTTTGACCGCTTTGGTTGTTGATACCAACGTAACCGCTGGTTAGTGTTTGCCCGCCGCTCATTGTGTTTGCAGTGATATTATATTGTACTAATGAATCGCTCACGCTGGTCCAACTGCCATCATTGATAGTTGCATCTGCAACTAGTTTGTACTGCATCTTGCCGTTGTTAGCAATACCCAACATGCTGATGTTTTTAATAATTGCTACAGCATCTAGGTTGCTGGAATTTAATCTAACTGACACTAAGGGATAAAATGTTCCTGCTGTAGGCAGGTTAAGTGCTGCGGTGACTGGTCGACCAATACTGTATGGTCTGCCACGAATCTGATAGCCACCTTCGCTGATTACAGTGGCACAAATCTGCTTCATTGTGCTGCCAGCAACTGTACCTGCAATGTTTTCAATTTCATAACGCACAGGCAATGACGCTGTGGTCATGTAAGTTGTATCTATGATGTTAGCATGTTGGAACACATGCGCTAGGTAGAAATTACCATTAATAACAAAACCAACACGCACCTGACCCACACCCAACCATTCAATATCCATAAAGAGGATTTGCGCTTTGGTCACATCTAGGTCAATGCCTGTTGTGGTAGTGCCATCTAGCTTATCTACATTCCAGTCTGCTTGTGCAACTTCAACATCTTCAGCAACACCGGAAATATATGTACGCTTTACCAAGTAGTTAGTACCATTCTTGTTTGAAAAGAAGATGCCATTCTGATCGTTAAAGTAACCCACACGTTGCGCTAGTCCTGTCTGCCCTTGGTCAAACACAAAGGTAGAAAGAATCTGTAGGCTCTTGCCTGGTTGGTATGCAAATACTCTTTTAGTTTCTCTAGTTGCTCTGTCACCGTCAGCATTAGTTACTGTAAGTTCGGTACTGCTTTCGTTGATTAGGTAATTAGTTGAACCGGAGCCAGCTAGTTCAGTTTCCCACTGTTCGTCTCGTTTGCTATAACGCTGCGACGAATCAAACAGCGTGAAAGGCTCTGACACACGCTGTCTACCAAATGCATCAATCCTACCATCGCTTGATGAACTAGAAGATGTGCTAATAACACGCACAACCGGTTGCCCGGCGGCGTTGTAATCCATTGCGTGGTGTAAGTTACGCAGGTCCGTTGGGGGTATTGGATGTTCGTATGACACTGTTAAGCCTCCACGCTTGCTTCAAAGTCGAAGTCAAACTCAAATTCGTTTGCTAGTTCCGCGGCAATAGCATCGCCGTCTTCGGGATCTATATCTTCTTTAAGTATAATCTCGTAGATATATTGAGACTGGTCAGTGTATGCTACAACATCTACACTGACCACATCTCCAGTACCGCTGAATCCTGTAAGAATCTTAGTAGGTACAACACTTTGAACAATATCAAAGAAGTCTATCACGTCCTCATCACTGAGTTCGTGTTCTGTTACAATTCTACAAAAATTCTTTACAAACGCCATTGTTTACCTTTATTCGTCGTCTTTTCTAGCTGTAGTTTCAAACGCAGTCTTACCATAGAATGCAGCAACGATAGCTGCCACTGAAACGAAGTATGTTGGTGCCATATCACCTAATACACCTGCACCATTTTCCATGCTGAAGTATGAAGCGATAAGAACACATGCAGGGTATAGTAACATACCAAATAGTGCGAACCATGCCATCTTACGTTGGCTATCGCGCATTGCATCTTCATCTTCTAAACGCTTGCGTTTAAATTCCATATCCATTTCAAGCTCTAACTTAGAAATGTGTCCGTCGCCGTTAGTGTCTTTTGCCAAAACTTCATCGTCAACTGTTACTGTTTTTCTTGCCATAATACCAATCTCCCTTCCTACGTTCGCTGGTATTAGTATTTATCAAAAATGGATAATAAAAAACCCCAACTAAATAATAGTTGGGGCTATATAGTTAAAGCTGTTTTTAATTAAGCAATTTTAATTCTATTGATCATTGTTTCCTTAGCATTACTATAAGAGCTAACATTTTGGCTTTTAACAAAACCAGTAATATGAATAGTAT